TTGAGATACTTCATCAGGGTATCGGCTTCAGTCACCGCGCCATCTGCCGCTGCGTCGGCTAAAGCGCCGACTACGGATGCCAAGGCCGCACTATCAGTTCCTCGCATGGCCGTAGCAGCAGTATCCAAATCAAAAGCGTGCTGTGCTGAAGCATTGCCGTAAGTCTCAATAACAATCACTTTATCCAACCAGACTTTAGTTGCCGAATCCACAATATAAACCGTAATACTGGCAGCTTCCATCTCTGTGGCCGTAAGAGTCAAGGAATACCCCAAACCTTCATCCACAAAATCATTCTCGCAGGTAGCATCGGCCCCCTGGTCTTTTCTTATAGTACAATCAGAACCTGCATCGGCGGCATCGGTTCTCAAATCAACACCGTCAACCTCGTAAAGCTCGAAGTTGATTATTGTCTCAACGCCGTATTTTCTTAAATGAACGCCCTGCATTACCCCGCTCTCCTTCTACGAAATATTGGTATCCCTGCTGGCGGTGCTCCTGCTCCTACTGAGCCTACCCATAACTCAATCGGGTCTCTCTCAAACATACAGAACGGCTCTCGATAGAGTAAGGCAATTTCAAAAGACGACAAAGCACGGCTGAAAATCATTACGTGGCTGATATGTCCTTGACACTCGTAATTGTTAGTGCAGGAAAAAAAGCGGAGAGCTTGTCCAGAACTTGTTGGGGCTGAATTTCCACTGTCCGTTAAGATACTACGACCATTAAGAAATATTTCCGCATCATAATTACTCTTCATCACACCAACAAGCTGATACCACTTATTTTGTATCTCTGATGAATAATCGGTGGCTGTCTGGTCTCCATAGAGGTTATCGCCCCCCCGCCAATGAAAATGAGGATATGCCTGCGAAGATACGCCAAGAACAAAATTAGTATTAGCATCCCAATAACTTCCACTTCCCACTAATGGAGGTTTATTAGCACTTGAAGAAGAAGTGTTAGCCCATACTACAATAGTTAATGGTGGAAGTAAAAGAGGGAAAGATGGTATGGCTACCTTATCAGTATTTGCATTGGAAATAAGTGATGAACCAAACTTACCAGCACCCCAATCAATGCTCGTTAAAATTCCTGTGTAACCATTGCCGCTCAAATCAAAAACTGTAGTGCCTGAACCTTCGTTGAACGGCCAGAGACCAGCGTCAGGCATAAGACGGTACCCAAGTTGTGGCTGTGAACCAAGAACAGGTTTTATTATACTACTCATTATGAAGCCACCGGAACAGTTGCGAATTTATAAGCTGTTGCAGTTGTTGCAACGCCGTTTGCTGTTGTATTTAGCCAATCTTGGACTAATACAATTTTATGAAACTGTGAGCAGTTAAGAACAAAGGTTTTTCTCTCTGTAGCAGCCTGTGTAAATGGCATTTCAAAAACTACAGCAGCGCCATTGGCTGATTCATAAACAGTATCATCTACATCTCTTTTAATACTAATTTTTAATCCGCCCGTTGCTTTAGCGTGGTCAGAATAATCAGTATCAACGCTAATCATAATAGCAGCCTTACCATCACAATCAATCTCTTCCGATTGGTCGGTAATCGTACCAGCGACCGTGAGGACTGTTTCAGCATCTAAAACGTTCCAAGCACCATCTTCCCAGTTATATCCTGTATCAGATGCCATTATTTAGCCTCCCAATTTGTAACAGCAGTAGTGATATCATCGGCGAGACTTCCAACTATTTCATTAACCATCGCCTTTTTAGATTTCTCTTCATCGTATTGCCTGTGTAGCTCATCGAATACCTGCTGTTTCCGCTCAGGCGTATCAATAAGAGCATCCAAAACGGTGAAAGATTTAAGAACCTTGATGTTATCAGGGTCTGTATCTTCGACTTGCTCCAGAGTTACGGATACATTCTTCCGCTTCATATCCAAAACAGAAACCTTTGTTCTCCATGTTATTGCCATTACAAAGTCTCCAAATAATTTTTACCATCTGATTCCAAAACTGATACGATTTCTGATTCAGCAATTTTTCTTAAATACTCGGCTTGAATACCCTCCCATATCGCCTGTTTTTGTTCAGGAGTACCAAGTTTGCCTGCAATAGAAACACTCTCAGTTTGATGTCCGACTGGTTTGGTATCATCTGTTATTGTTGCACTAATAGTAAAACTACTTGATGAACCTAATCTGCTAACACTTAAATTATACGTTATTGCCATCCTAAAATCTCCTTACATCAAGATAGAAATGCGTTGTATTGGTGCCCAACGTTGACATGATAAATGCGAACTTCGCGTAGCCATGTATGTTCAAAACGTAAGAGGCGTAATCGTTACTTCCGTTTACACCACAATCGATCGGTGGTGTCAGCCAGGTATTGTTTTCTACGCCAAACTCATCGCAGAAGAATATCGTTGCAGGATTAGGGTCTGTGGCAGACGGCCAATATTCGCCCGTTCCCTGCGTTATTTCCAGGGAGCACACTCTGCGATAAAAGAACAGGTCTGCAACAATATCTTTGGCGGCCGCGTACATTTCCACCACACTACTGCCGCCGCCGCTCGTACCGTCAGCACGTGCCCGGAGCTCGAAAGCCACCTGTCCGTTCTTCGGTGAATAAACGCCCATCTTTGTGGAGCCGAGGGCGGTAACATAAGTCGAGTTTCTCTCCCCGCCGCCCAGGGCCGGCTCCGTTGCCGTTAAGTCCGCTATATTTTCCCATGGGTATTGCCTGCAGGCGCTCTCGCCGGGATGAACCCACGCCTTTACTTTTTCAAACGGATTCATTAGACATGCTTTGTCCATGATAATCTCCTTACCATCTGGGCATTGCCCTCTGGTTCTTGCTCTGTTTCAGGTCCCTTCGATTGATTATTGTAACGAAGGCCTGATATGCCTTGTCCTTCTCTAACGCCGCCTCGAGGTCGCTGCCCCTGTTCTTAATCATTACCGCCGTGCCCTGAGCAATCGCAGGACCCCACTGGACGTTCAATGGCGCCGTTGTGGCCGTTAAGGCATCAGGCTTGATTTTGCTCGCGGCCTTGAACGTAAAGACCTCATCGGCTTTGGGGCGAAGATATAAAGTTCTTTTGTATAGCAGCGCTGCCGCCGGTGTACCCCGCTCAGCTTCCTCATCTGTGGCATCCTCCGGGTACTTCTCAAAGAACACCGCCTGGTTTAGATAAAAACCCAGCTTGGAAATAGTGTCATTGCTGTCCTTCAAGGTCATTGGCTCTTCGATTGTACGGACGGTTACCGGTAATGCCTCTTCGCAGTCATCGTCATCAGCCGTATCGAACGTCCAGAAGCTCTCAAGCTCCTGAACGTCAATGTCCACCGGGAACCAGTTCTGATAGAAGTCGTTAATCCGGTCACGCATCGCCGTCTGGTCCAGACCGGATGTTCCCGGCATACCGACCAGCTCGCGTACCTCGGCCTCAATCTCTTCCAATGTCCAGGTAAGTGCCATTACAACCTCTCCTGGATTAAGTTATTACAGTGCCACCGTCTGAAACTTTGTCTGTAGCATAGTTACCAGCCCAATAATCCGTAGCATTACCGTAATACCCATGGGCGTTCGTAAGCTCAGCGTCTGTGTTGTCAAAATAGTTGCCTACTACTATATTGCCGCCACCATTACCGCCAAGAAGTGCATTACATCCGGTAAGGTCAAGATGTACGAGAGCAGTATCATGTTTACCTACGTCCAGGAAACTATTGCCTTTGACGAGGCAATTATTCGCTATAATGCAAAGATGAGCGGTATTTTCAGTGAACCAATTGTCTATAATGTCCCAATCACCGCACGCTACCGTAGGGTCAATATCCCACACGGCCGCTTCATAAGTAGAGCCGGTTCCAGCCCCGCCAAAAGCCTGAAAATGGTTGCGCAATAATTTGCCCTGGATAATGCCGCCCTTAAGGCAAACCGCAGAATACGAGCTCGTGTGTCCGTGGAAATAACAATCGGCTATTACAGGTGCAATGCCGCAGTTGATAGCAGAAGTTGCGTCCCTGTCACACAGGATATAAGGTGCTGTTTTACTCGCCCCGTTAAAGTGAATGTTACGCACTTCAACGCATGGGGCTTGTATAGTCAAAGCAGTCGTACCGGCTGCTGATGATGTTATTTGAGGAACAATTTTCGATCCAGGCGTACCAATCAATTTTAGACCCATTTTCGCAATTGGTACAACCAGGTCTTCTGTATATGCGGCGGCATTATTGATATAAATCGTATCCCAGGCTGAAGCTGCTGCAATTGCCTTTGCAACCGTCTTAAATGCCCTGTCCATACTCCTGCCGTCATAACCACCATCGCTGCCATTAACACTGTCGCAGAACCAGACTTTTGGACCGCCCAAGGCTGGTGAGGAAATTGAGCGACCCTTCAGAAACTTCTGAATTTCATCAAATTTATGGTGTAAATATCTTTTTAACAACATAATACGTTCCTTTCATGTAAATGAGTCTATGTTACCCCTACTGCCGGCTTACACAAACCGGTCGGCTGGGGCCATCTACCCAAACGTTTACAAGTTTTTTCTTAAGCAACGGCAGTCTTAACTTCTTCTTTTGGCGGTTCGCAGTTCACCACGCTGAAGTTGTGGTGACGTCCATGTACCTTTATTGGCTGGCCGGCCTCACCCTGTTTTTCTATGGTTATTGGATACCCACAGCCCTTGAGGTGCTTAATCACACTTTTAGCCAAATTGACAGGTACGCCGCTGTACAGTACAAATTGAACACCTTCGAAGTTGAAGGCAAAGTCCACACCATCTTTGAGCCCTTTATAAAACACCTGGACCCATTGGTGTGGCTCAGCGTCGAATTTGGCCCGCATGTCTTTGACATGAATTTCCGCCTTCTCTTGGCGTTGCTTCTTCGCTTCGGCCTTGATCTGCTCGTTTTTGGCCTTAAGGTCCTCGATTGTTTTGGCGTCCTCGGCCGCTTGCTTTTCTGCCTCCTTGACCATTACCTCTTGGGCCTTTGTGAGCTTCGCTATATCAGCCGTAAGCTGAGCGTTTGTTTTCGCCATCTTGCTATTCCTTTATTAAAATCAAGCTACCCGCCTGATAATTAACCAATGTCGCCGATGTCCCTAAAGTGGCCGTTCCTCCACGCCACTACGTAAACGATCTTATCACTCTCAAGTAATGTCCCGCCGAGAGTAATGCCTTTGCCCTTGGCTGAAACAATATCTTCGATTCGGCAGATAAAATCGTTTGTGCCACCATCGGTAACAGTTACACCGGGCTCGACATCCCATCCGGTGGTCGGCTCGCTCGCTGCGGTCGCTACCCCATCAAGCAGTTCAAAGACTTTGCCGTTGTGAATGGGCGGCCTGATGATAGTACCGGCAACAGTAGTGCTACGGTCGGTCCCCACCGAGTCATAATCTACCGTAGCATCCCAATCCCCGTAAACGTCCGCTTCCACGAAACCGTTTCCATTGGGGGCTGGTATCCTGACCCGTGGTGTCTTTGCGCCATCGTAGGCGGAAATGCCCGTGGCCACCGTCGCCATGTAAGTCTCAAGGGCTTGAAGAGCGGCTTCCCCGCCGTCGTTATCACTATGTGCAGCAATGGCAGCAATGGGAGAATGCTTAATGCCGTACTCCCAGCTGCTGGCAAGGGCCTCGGCGCTGTCTTCCATCTCCTCTCCGAACCATCTATATGTCGTGGGATAACTGGCGGTCAAGACGGTTACCTCGGCATAAGTCGGTATGAAACCGAGGTCGAGGTTATAGGCGGCCGCACCACCTTTCAGCCTTATAATCACAGGATCGCTTCCTAACATTTTTAGTACTCCTTAATTAAGGTTTACATTTACCATCACCCGCACCCCGAATATCACATTTTCACTGAAAGACTGAAAAACCCGTTAATCTGAGCGTTTCGTTACTCTCAGGATCTGAATGTTGTTGTCATTGAGTACCCTGCAGGCGTTCATGTTCTTCCAGGCCATCGTCTGTCTCTGGTTGGCCGGGTCGGCTGCTCCTGCTTCGCCTTTGGCATGAATAATCAGTTTGGCGTTGGCCTTTTTCAGGTCCACTACCCCGTAGGCGTTCTTTGCTATGATGGGAATGTAGTAGTAGTAGGTCGATGTCGTTGGGAAGGCCTCGGTTGCGCTGCCGTTCTTATGGGCCACCGAAGAGGCCAGAAATCTCACTTCCTCGATGCAGCCCCGCTCTGCCTCAAGTACGCTCGTCTGCTGAGAGTATTCCGAGACCTTCTGATAGCCGACGCACCGCGAAAGGTCCTTGTTCAGAGCTGTATTCATCATCGCCCAGAAGCTTGCCGATATCGGTCCCGTCCCCACCCTGACACTTGCGTCAATCTGTGGTGCAATGGGAGAAGCATCCACGTTCTGAAGGTTATTGGCGATGGTCTCGATGTCATCGGAGTTAAGACAGGTAGCTTCCGGCTCTCCGTGGGAGGCCGTTGTCACCGATGCCGTCGAAACTAAGACGTTGCGAACCAGCAAATCTTCGGTCCTTAACATCTGGTCGTTCAGTTCTGTGGCGCCCTGGGCCAGTACCTTGTTCTCGCACGTAAACTCGAGGACATCTGTAATCAAAACCCAGCCGATATACTGTGCAACTGTTGCGGAGATGTCCTGCTTACTGAGGATGCTGGCGGCCGGTGTAACGCCTTCTGTTACCTGTGCCTCCCTGGTAGCTAACTGTGCCCATCGCCGCCAAGTTACCGTCTTGCCATGTCCGGATGGCAAATTTTCTCTGGAGCCGAATAAACTGTGAATCAATTTCGGTTTGTTCCGGACTAATAACGCCTTATTGAACCAGGCGTTGACCGCCGGAGTTATTTGTGCTGTATCCGTTACATTGTCCATGATTTACCTCATAACTGTCCCCCAGTTGCGTTGAATAACACTATAAAGTCCGCATCCGACATGTTCTTAGTGCGCCCTTCCTCAGACAGACCTTCTCCGCCTTTGGCGTTGGCGGATGTCTTTACCCTGGCGGCGTTTTCAACCGCTTCATCTATGGCCGCCTTGGCATCGTTCTTGGTCGTCTTGGTCTCATCGCCTTTGGCGTCCTTGTCGGCCTGAATCTTGGCAACGGCGTAAGCTGCTGCGTATGGATCGGCGGAGTTCACGATAGTTGGCATCAACGTGGGGTTTGCTTTTATCGCTTTCATTAACGGGTCCGCCCACTGACCGGTTGCGATCTGTTGTGCGGTCCCCACAAGTTGGGGAAAGTCGGGATGGTCTGCAACGAATCGGAGTTGTGCATTCTGCCTTTGCGCTATAGACTGGTAGTAAGCATTTATCTTCCTGGACTGTTCGACGTTTGGTATGTCCTCCGGCCCCTCCAGGCCAACTTCCTTGAAGATATCGAACGCTGGTGCTGCAGGTGCCGCTGCCGGTGTACTGGCGGCTATTAACGCCTGGTTCTGCTGCAGGAGCTCGTTTCGCTCCTTGAGGGCCTTATTCTCGGTGTTGACCTCATCCATTCGCTCTTTAGAGACCGTCTCTGGTTTGGTCTCTGCTCCCTGATTCGTTTCAGTTGTCTGTGTTTCTTCTGGCATAACTATTCCCTTTCTAAAAGTGCGGCTTCCACTTCATTTAGCCGGCGGCGAACCGGCCACTTCTCGCCAAGCCACGATTTTTATTTCATAACAGCACTCGCTCGTGCTGCATTTTCCTTCTTGATTTGGGCAATGGCCTTCCCGTGTCGTTTTGAATCTTTCCGAATCACTTCCGCTTCAACCAAAGTCCGTGCATCGTCCTCAATCGCGTATTGTGCATCTGTCTTTGCCATTGTCGGTATCCTCATTTCTTTTCTTTCCGGGCAATAAAAAACGGCCGCACTAAGGGTACTGGCCCCAGTACGGCCGTTATTTATTCTTGCGTTGCCCTTCGGGCCGTCGCCCTCTGGTCAAACCCGTTATTAACTTTTAACCTTTATAGCCTGCCGCATGAGCGGCCTGGCCTTGTTTGTTCGCCTTTCTTATAGCTGCGACTTTTGCATTAGTATTTCCACATTCAAAATAGTATTTTTTCTGACCGCCCCACTGTGCGTAACATCCTTTGCTGTCTTTTCTTGTATGGACAGGCATAATTTAGTTACAAACCAATGGTAAATGTGGTGCTATTTTTATCAGCCCTTCATCTACCTTTCCCAACGGAATACTCGGGTCCACAGGGGCGTCCATGGGTAATACCCATACCTCTTCGATTTTTCCCGATTTATTGTCAACCTTATGCAGCATCGTATTTAGCATCCAAGGTGGCCTGAAATCCATAGGCGCCAAATTCAACTTAAACTGAGTGTGATTTGCGCGCCATTGGCCGGTTGTTAAAACGTAATACGGCTCTCGGCGGTGCTTGTTCCTGGCAATGCACTTTCTAAATTCATCCTGCCATATTTCGCCCATCGACGGTAGTATTTCACCTACTTGTGTCATTTAGTCTCCTGTGGCTTTGGTTGTATATATCCCATGTGTCATTGCAGCTTCGTGACAGATTTTGAGCAATCCCAGGTTTTTAGCGCACTCATCGCAAATATCCCGCCTTTGCGCCCAGAAGTCTTTGTCTTTATCGCCTCGCCGATATAGATTATACCAGCCATTCGGCTCATTATAAGCATCAGTTTCTGCCTTTTTTCCACATAAATCACATTTTATCGTTGTTACTTCCATTATTTATTCTCCTATGGCTGATTAATAACCCAAAAGTAAAAGTGCCATATATATTAAAACACTGATTATTGCTATTATTATAAAAGCCGTTCCTACTCTTATGTTAGGTTGCATACTTCATCCTATCGTCTCGTAATTGCCTCTTTACGGTTCTTCTGCGCGTCAATCCGGTTCTTCTGGGTAGCCAGCTCGAAGTCCGTCGCCAGCTTTTGCAGTTGGATTATTCTGTCGGTGTCCATGTTCTGTAATTCTTTAATAAGTTTCACCCTCGCCAGCGCAGCGTCTGCATGGTGCTCATCGACGTTTGCATGGCGCTCTTCGGCCCTGCCCACGTCGGCGGCTATCTTAGCGCCCCGCAGCTTATCCAGCATCTGTTTTTCTTTCATCATCTGCGCGTTCATCTGCTGTTTCTGCTTGGATGCCTGGATAAGTGCCTGCTTCATTTTCTCAGGGAACTGTGTCGGGAACGCCTCTAATATGACCTCTTCGGGGATATTAAAATCGGCCGCCTTTAGATTCATTAGTTCGGTATAGAACATCTGCCTTTGGGTCTCTGTAAGAATCCCCTCTTGCGGTGTGCAGTCATATTTAGCAACCTCATCGGCCAATAAAATTCGTTCCTTGACCTCCATTGCTAATATGCCCGTCGGTTGCTGATTGATTATCCTCGAAATCTTCTGCGGCGAATAGTTGGCTATTGCCATCTTGACTAATTTGAAACCCAGCTGCTTTTTACTGAAGCGAAGGTTATCGAACAAATCCTGTAATGCCACCAGCCCTGCACCCTGCCTGAGCTTCATCAGGTAACCGCTCATCTGCTGCTTGAGCTCTTCGGTCCCGAACATAGAATCATTAACACATGCGATATCATTTATGAGCGATTGTAAATCGTGGTTCAACTGGAACAGTCCCGCCGGGATATCACCCATCTTCATCTCCTGGAACCGCTCATTTATTGGTTGATCAGCGCCCGGGCCATCGGCCTTTAACCAAATCCCCTTGCCCTGTCCGCCTGCGTGAATATCGTCTTTGTCAACTAATGTCCCCTCTATTGCTATCCTTCCAGTCGATACCTGGCTGTCTATCATATCGAGGATTTTCGAGATTCGTTTCGATACCTCCCGCTGCGGGTCCCTTAATCTCCTTACCTGACCTTGTAACTTCACTGCGAAGTCATCGTATTCCGGTACCCAGTTACCCGCGATAAATATTTGAGGATATTCGTCAATCTTATTGGGGTCCGGACCCTCGTACGCCAGCTTGCCGTTAACAAAGGCCGAATATGTAACCGTCTCCTTGTAATCATCGTAACTGGTTAGCTGCATCGGGTGCATCCGGAGTAATTCTAACAAACGACCATCTTTACCATCCCACTCAAATTGCATCCCGCCGGTCCTGTTGGCGAACAATTTGACCTTCTTTGTAGCCTGCTCCCAGAACTCAGAGTAGTTACATCGCTTGCCCTCATCCTTACCCCTTCCCCTGTATGCCGAGAACGGTAATAACGCATTTCCACCCTCCTGCTTTGCAAGAGAATCTATCAAAGTTTCCTTGCCCGGCAGCAGGCCCTTGACCTCAGAGGTCAGCATTCCCTCCTCGTGTATGATGATGTAGCCGCAGTCCGACAAGTCCCTTTTCGTAAAGCCCGGATCCAATAGAAATTTGTTGTACGGCCGGCGTTTGAATTTAATATTTCCACGCCGGTCAAAGTATGGCTCTACAAGGTTCGCCCCCGCTATACAGGCCCCGAACTCGAATGAGTCGCTCATTACCTCGTAACCACTGTCGTTCTCCATCAATGGCATTACTATTCCGGTCAGCTGGCTGGTCACCATGTCATCGGAGCCTTCCGATGGGCCTATTTTTAAGCTCAGCCGGTTCCTCCGCTCGTAACCGGTTATCATCTTGATGATTCGCCAGATAATATTGAAGTTGAGGACTTCGCGGTTCTGCTCCTTTAGATATGCCCTGTCCGCTTCAGTCCAGGGGCCATCCAAACAATACTTCATGTCCTTATGGGCCTCGGACATCTGAGGAAACCACTGGTCGTAAGAGTCTGTGAATGCTGTCTCGAAATCTTTTTCTTTATCGTTCATAAAAAAAAAGCCCCCACGTTCGCTTTCGCAAACCTATGGGGGCTATCCAGTTTTCTGGTAAGCTTATACTATTAAATTATCCCCGCTCAAACGCCGCGGGGGCTACGTCGTTTCATTCTGATTTGTACTCCACTGTTCGCTCCGGCAGTATAGTCTCACCATCCTTGTGTTTGGCGTTAGTAAACAAGATATGAGTCCGAGTCACCAATCCGTTGACCACTACGCAGAATATGCTTGGGTTCGCCATTGTCGGATACCAAATATGTCCATGTCTTACAACTTCGGCGGTTTTTCTTATATCAGAACACATTTTTTCAAGCGAATCCTGCTCTGTCAAGCTTTTTTTTGGGATTTTTGACATTTTTTTTTACTCCGCTACGCGGGGTTTTCTGGTTCAAAAAGAACACAACCAAATAATTCCCAAGTTAAAACCCCCTCACTTTTCATTGTCCCTTCTAACTCGTACTCATCTACTGCTAAACCAGAAATCATATCGCCTGAATTGATTCTTTTATTTTGACAATGACGATGACTCTCTGTCCCTTCTGACCACCATTTGCATTTATCACAAGTTTCTCTTGTCTCTAATCGCTTTACTGAACCGAGCTGCTTCTTAATCGCTTCATTCCTTGATTGCAGTTTCAGAATCTCCAACAATTCTATAATCTCCTGGGCCTCTTCCTTAGTGTCAAAGACGATGTAGTATTCATTTTTCGGGGGTCTATTGTGACCAAGCGGCAAACCTGTCCACTGTTCAAATCTGTGTCTAATCTTCATTTTGCTTTCTCCCACTTGATGTTCTTGATTGAATGGCCGGGAATCCATTTGCCTGATTCGCCCGATTGATGTTTTAAATGAATCCCAAGGGTTGTGCATCTCTCAAGAGCAGCCATAATATCGTCGTCCTCAATTGATTCATTTATAAGTAAATCTTCGGTTTGTATGTGCAATATGTATTTGCTCATTCTTTCTCCTGTGCATCCGGCTCGGACAACACTTCTACTATTATCTCATCTGCTCTTTTTCCAGCCTGTTCAAGCGCCTCTTCTAATAATTCCCTAACAACTATGGGGGCTGGTTTACTTTCTTCAGTCATTTCTTCACCTCGCTTTGTGCTTTTCTTAGGTTCTCTGCCAGCTTCAATCGGAAATCTATCTTGTCCATCGAGTCCGGGAACTCACCATCTATTAAGGCGTTAACGACATTGACAACCTCATTGATTTTCTCAACTGTTTCGGCGTAAGACGTCTTGTGTGATGGTGTTAGTTTCTCAATCATCTTCAATTCAGCTTCTTCGGGATTACGTGCGTAGGCGCTAATATTTGACTATTCCGTGGGGATTTCGCCGGGTCGGCAATGATTATTATACCAACTTCAGCCGGCAGTATAATCA